GCTTGTTTCAACTTCTTCTGTACCGAATCAAAATAATTCTTGTCATACATTGCACATTCATACAAAACACTTTCACAACTACTTGAAAGCACATCTGCCGCATTTTGCTTGGTAGAGATCCAATTTGGAATTTCTTGGATCGCTTCCTTGCTCAGCTGGGAAATGTATCTTCCAACAGTGGAATCAAAAAAAAAATTTCGCTTCAAAAATGTGACCTGCTCAATCGTCCGAAAGGGAATCTTGGAGGTCGATTTGGTTTCATCAGTGTAGGTCAAGCCAATCATGCTGGCGACCTCTGTAATTGATTGTTGATTAAAAAAAGAAATACACTTTGCTGAAATATTCATGACGTTGTCGTCGCCATAAACAATCTCAGTGACATTGTCCATAAAACACTGCATTGATCTCATGGCAGGGGGAGCTGCCAACATAAAAAAAATCCGAATAAATAAACATCCAATAACCGTATTGATGGGAGCTGTCAAATAGACGCCTGAGGGCATACTATGAGTCCAGCCATACACACTATCACGAAAAACATGAATTGAATTTGAGATTTCTTCCATGAGAATCTGACGAACTTGATTTCCTTGTTCGTCATCATACCAATTGTTGACCACAGTGAGGGAGGCGTCAAGCATTTGCTTTGAAATTGCGCCATCCCAATTGGTATAGTCACCTGCAACGACACGCGGGCCGTTCTTCCTGAGTCTGGTAGCAACCATTTGCCATTCAACTGAATAGGGATTGATGCCAACAGCAGAGCCATTAGCAATCCGATTTGCAGCTTGATTAGCAACGAAAGCACCAAAATACATTCGACAGGCAATTGTAAAATCCATTGGGGAAGCGGAGAAAACTCGGGTTTTCCCCATTTGAACTTTAGCATGTGGTCTTCTTTCATCCTTGAGTTGATCATGCCAAAGCGTGGGATATCTCTTCCCAACTTTGGCATCAGCAATTCGTTTTTCAATTGATTCAACAAGTTTCGGATCGATGGTTTTGTTGTCCAAATCAATCCAAGTCTTTTTGCCAGCTTTTCCCTTTTCCGTGAAATGGGACCAGGGAAATCCAGCTGATGTTGTGGTGGTCAAAGAATCTAAATATTTATCTCCTTCGATACCAAAAACTGCTTCGTCAATTGTCAAAATGCGAGGGGTTCGATCTGTCAAATTCTTATAAACATCCGTCAAATTTTCAACACACGTATCAACAATATCTTGATCAATCAAAATCGAAACATTCGCACACTTTTTGAGACCTTCCCACATGGGGCTGATCTCCTTATCATCTACAATAACATTCCTCAGTGGCGCGGCAGCACACAAAGGATCTTGCAACGCTCCTACGATTGGAGAGTGAACAAGTTGAGATTTCGTAGCCGAGTTAGCCATAAATGGTAAACGTCCGATTGGGAGAAAAGCTCCCTCCGGGACGCATGGAGTACTCGGAATAACTCCACTAGTCTCTGGGCCTTGTGGACCCAAAGGAATCACTTTTGCCAATTTTTCTTGGTAAACTGGAATGGAACAACCCACTCCAGCACCTCCGGCAACATGTAATCCACAAATTTTTCCAATAAATTTTGAATTGAGTGCGGTCAAAAGAGAACCGCAATCACCTTCCGCAGTTTCAGCGCGGTAGTAAATTCCTTTGGCAATATGAATCGACTCAATGTTTCCATTCATCGGAAAATCATAA